ATGAGGTTGTTCATGCTGTTATTTACGAAACTGGGTTGAATTCTGACGGAAATTGTTTATCAAACGATAAAGATGAGGAACTTGCAGTTAACGCTATTACTAATTCACTATCTCAAATAATCAGAGACAATAAATGGTTCTTACCTTACATACAAAAAAACATACATTCTGGAGCAAAATCTAATGAAGAAACTGGAGTCAAAGTTCTATCAAGAAATAAAAAAAGCGTTGCCAAACGTACACTTTCAACGAATAGAAACAAACGTAGGGCTAGGCGTTCCTGATCTAAACGGCTGTATTGATGGTATTGAGTTTTGGCTAGAGCTCAAGGTAAGGTCTGGTACTGCTTTAGGTCTATCTAAGTTCCAGAAATCATGGATAATACGTCGTGGTAAAGCTGGTGGAAGAGTATTTATCTTGCAAAAGGCCCTCGTCCAGAGGCGCTTGAAACTGTACCAGTGGAAATCAATCCTTGACGCTCGTCCATTGCCCGTTGCCGAGTTCCCATTTCCCGTGGACTATAGCTCATTGTTGAGCAGGATCTTGCTCAACACGTAGCTCTGGATGCGGACCAGGCAGCTCCTGGATCATGTCCCATTTCCCATTTCCCACTATACATTTGACATTCGACCATGGTCACTCCACCATCTGCAGGAGGCAGCCGGTACCGTCTTCAGCTCACCAAATGATTTCCCGTTCACTGCTCGGGAAAATTAATGCTTGACATCATCATGGGATAATGTATGCAGGACCCTGGTAGCTCAACAAATCCTTTCGAACAATTAGCTCCTGTTTGATGTCCGTTGGGCTACCGCTTTCCCACTTCCCATTTCCCGTTCGTCGTCGAAGGTCGGTTGTTCATCAACACTGGATCAGCATCAGGAGTCGGTACCGCGAAATAGCTCAGCAGCTCATTGTTCTTCATTTCCCATTTCCCGTTCACAGGTCGGGAAAAGGTTAAGGTAAATTAGACAAAGAAAGAAGCTCTGCGGACCAGCTCAGGACGGTGTGTGTAGGATCGTTAAAAATTTTTTGGAAAAAGTTCTTGACATTTGGAATAATGATATGTACATGGGATACAACAAAGGAGCTAAACGATGACAACACACAAAGATATATTAGATTACGTTAAACGATGGCTGAATGACAACATTGACGAAGGTCAGATTCCCGAGTCTGTCGGTGAAGACTCGGCAAACCTTTTGGAAAAGATCAAAGAGCAGGAGGAGCTGCTGGGGGACAAGATCTCTTTCCGTCAATTGATTGTGAAGAGGTTTGAGGAGGAGGATGATGCGCTCAATCCTCAGGAGATCCTGGATCACGGGATGGTGTCGGGGTTTTCGGGTTTCATCTATTACAAGGAGACTTGTGATCTGTGGGACATTCACCAAGAAGAAATTTGGGAGATCTGCCAGGAGTCTGCAGAAGATTATGGATGGAACTCGGCTCTAGATTTGTTTGCAGGATACAGCCCTAGCAAGGACTTTGTTGACTCAAACACTAAGTTTAAGAACCAAATGGTTTGGACTGCTGTGGAGATTATCGCGCGCGAATATGTCGACAGAAAGGAGGACGAAGCAGCTTGAAGTTGCTGCTGGTCGCGCTTTTGTATTTCATACTCACCAGTGCCTGGGGTCGCGTGGCTCTGGGCCTGGTGATCCTGTATCATGTGATGTGAATCCCGTTCCCGTTCCCACTGGTCAAGCAGAGGCTGCTGTGTTTTGAATAAGCATCAGGTGAGCCGGTACCGGCGGGACCAGAGACAAAAGCTCTTGTTCTTCCCGTTCCCGTTTCCCATGAGGAGAAAGACGAATGGTTAGGGATAAATACATATCAGGAGAGTTTCACGGTACCGCGAAACAGGTCGGATCGTGTTTGATGTGGTTAGGTTTGCTGTCGCTTGGCTATGGTTGAGATGCAATTATAAAGTGAAAATTATTTTATTTTTTATCTTGCTATGAGCATGGGATAATATATAAGAGTGATAGTTATAAACTATAAAATGAAAGGTAGTAAAATGACTAAAGCAAATATAAAAATTAGACTTTCAAAAAAGAATGAAAGTTTAATTATCAATGCTTGTGAATTGTTAGAGGAAAAATCGCAATTAACAAGTGATTGGAATAGAATAATTAAACCCAGTGCGGTTATGTTATTCGACACAATGGCGTTGGCTAATGTGCAAGTAAAAAAGAATGGTGCAATTTATACTCTTAACAGGAATGTTAAAGAATATAACTTGTTCAATACTGAACAATTCAAAAAAGAGCACATGAACTTATTTGAAAAGTTTAGTAGTAAGAATATTCGTACTAATTGGACTTACGAGATAAGTGAGGTTAAATAGTATGAGTAATGCATTAACTAAAATCAGTGAGATTATCGGTAGTAATAAAACTACCGATATGAAACTCAATGAATTAAAACAGTTCATTGACATCTTAAGAAACAGACCTCAAGCTACTGTCGATTGGCAACTCGTAGCTGGTTATTTAGACACTCAAGTATTTGAGTTCATTATTAATAACCGAGAGGATAAAAAGATTGCTGAGTTCGGACTTAAACTTGCAGGTGGAATGGCAGATAAGTTTGGGCTAGTTCGCAATCTTAATTCAGATAATACAACTATCCAATAACGTTAATCGAAGTAGGTGCTAACACTAGCACCTACTTCCTTCCAGGCGAAACGCCTTCTCACCATCAGTCATTAGTATCTCTTTTGCTCACTGTACTAGATGTAGTGGTTTAAGACCCCACGACCCCCCTAAATCTTGTTATGTATCTTGGCGATTGACATCAAGGCAAAGATTGATACAAATGATGAGGACGAAATACTTATGGATTTGGAGCTACTCCCCAAGGAGAAATTAATAAAATTAAAACAACTTCTAGATGCAGAAAAGATCCTAAGAGCCAGATCAGATTTCCTTTACTTTGTGAAACAGGTTTGGCCGGATTTTATTTGCAGAGAAGCAAAGGAACCTTCTGACTGGGGGCATCATCAAATTATTGCTGACAAGCTAACCCAGGTCGCTGAAGGCAAGATCAAGAGGCTCGTTATCAATATGCCGCCTAGGCATACTAAATCTGAATTTGCATCGTACTTGTTTCCTGCATGGATAATGGGACTCAAGCCCAAAGCAAAAATCATGCAAGTTTCTCACAACGCTGAACTCGCACAAAGGTTCGGACGAAAAGTAAGAAACTTAGTTGACAGTAGCGATTATAAAAAAGTTTTTAATAATATGGGACTCCAACAGGATTCCAAAGCCGCTGGTCGTTGGGAGACCTCAGAGGGGGGTGAGTATTTCGCAGCCGGTGTCGGTGGTGCCATAACGGGTAGAGGTGCTGATATATTAATTATCGATGACCCTCACACCGAGCAAAACGTAATGTCAGATTCTTCTATGGAGAAGACTTACGATTGGTATGTGTCAGGACCGCGTCAACGTTTACAACCGGGTGGAGCGATCGTGGTCGTTATGACAAGATGGGCATTAGACGATTTGACAGGAAGAATTTTAAAAGCACAAGCAAACGACGGCGCTGATCAATGGGAGGTGATACAGTTTCCAGCGATCATGGACGACGGACAACCGGTCTGGCCAGAGTATTGGAAGTTAGAAGAACTCTTATCAGTCAAAGCATCTATTCCTCCACAACGTTGGAATGCTCAGTATATGCAGAATCCAACTTCAGAGGAAGGAGCTTTAATTAAACGAGAATGGTGGAGACCTTGGAAATATGAATCTTTACCTGCGCTAGAATTTATAATACAAAGTTACGATACAGCCTTTTCTAAAAAGGACTCCGCTGACTTCTCAGCGATTACAACGTGGGGAGTTTTCCGTCCCTCTGAGGACTCCCCACCATGCTTAATGCTGATTGATGCTGTTAAAGGTCGTTGGGATTTTCCAGAACTGAAAGCGGTTGCGATGGACCAATATTCGTATTGGAATCCAGAGTCCGTAGTCATTGAAGCAAAAGCCAGTGGTATGCCGCTCATTCAAGAGTTACGCCGAACCGGCATTCCTGTTCACGAGTTCGTGCCTGGGCGTGGAAAAGACAAAGTTTCTAGGGTTAATGCATGCTCGCCCGTGTTCGCATCAGGCATGGTCTGGTATCCAGAAGGCAAGCAATTTGCCCACGAAGTCATTGAAGAATGTGCTGCATTCCCCAATGGAGAGCATGATGACCTGGTCGACAGTACCACACAAGCTGTGTTAAGATATCGGGAGGGTAATTTTGTTTCTGCGGATTATGATTATGAGCCTCATGATGAACCAAAACTGCCTCAAGAACATAAATATTATGATTGTTAACTATGGCAGAAAACGTAATTCTTAGAGATGATGAACTTGCAAATCTAGATCCACAAAAACTAGAACAAGCAAAAAAGAGATTTCAAAAAACCACTTATGAAGTAACAAGAGATGTTGCTCCTGTAACAGGAGAATATCAATCCTATAAATACGCAATGCAAGATGCTGCAGACATTGCCAAAGCAGCAAAAGGCGAAGAGGGTTATGAAGACATGACTCCGATTGAAGCGTTGGGTAAAGTGGGAATGGTGGGGTTAGGTGTATTAGGAATGATCCCAGTTGTTGGATACGGCCCGAGATTAATTAGAAAAGGTATTTCATCATTAATGCCTCAACGTGGCCCGAGAACAACAGAACCAACAACACTACAAGCAACAGAACGATCTGTTCAAGAGTATCAAGAGTTTAGTCCTGAAACAAGAACACGTATGGAAGGCGATCCAGGGTTCACTGAATATGTTTTAGGATTACCGGAATATAGACAATCCGATGCATACTTTGATGTGAACTTGAGAGAGTATGCAGCGATACCCGAAGGAGCAAGAAGAGGATTTGAAAGAGCAGGGAACAGAAGAATTATTGAAAGTACAGATGAAAGAATGCCTCCAGGAGTTTCTGTATCCGACTGGGTAATGGGTGCCGCAGACCGAAGGATCGTGGACGCCGAAACAGGAAGAGTTTTAAACGCAAGTGAAAGAGAATTATATACGCGTAACAATAGACCCACAATGACTCAAAGACAATTCTTTGATCAACGAAGAGCAAAAGAAAAAGAAGCAAAGCTAAATGAGTTAACAGCACAAGATCAAGAACGATACAATAAAATTAATGCGGACTTTGAATCGAAGACAATTGCGAATAGCAGTAAGGCAGTGGCTAAATCTGTAGAGCCCTTAAACTTTGGTAAAACCGCACAGTACCCAACAGACACCACAAGAGATTACATAGGTTCAGAAGCTTTTGACTATGTCAATAAATTTGGAAAAGAAGAAGCGACTGCACAAGAGTGGTTAGGCTTTATGAAAGGGGCAAGACAAAAGGGAGTTAAAGCAGAAGAACTCGCGGACTCTGGAATTTTAATGTTCAAAGGAAATGATGCCGTAGGAGGCGAGTTATTCAATATGGCAAAAATTAATCCGCAACAAAAAATTACAAAACAAGAAGTGTTAGCCGTATTAGAAACCAATCCCGCGTTTAACATGAAAACAAAGAATTATAATTACCCAATTAATGAAGACGACATTTTAAAAATGTATACGAATTTTAATGTGAACGTGGTGGATGCAGAAAGAATTATTACGAACAAAATTAATTCTATAGAAAACGTAGCAGAGCGAACACCTTACAATCAATTATTAAAACAAATTAGAAACCAAGTAGAAAATTTAGATAGTATTGCAAGTAAACTATCTTCAACATCTAGTCAGACTGCTTCTGCAACAGCAGCTGAATCTAAACTGATAGAATTACTTGATAACTTTGATGTGAATGACAGACAGATTTTACAAAACCTAGTTACCGATCTAGGTAAAATGAAAAATATATCTCAACTGGGAGAGGGAGCAACAGCTGCTCCAAGATGGAAAAGTGATTTTCCTGCAGGTGGATCAGATTATAGAGAAAAAGTAATCTATTATGATAAACCGATTCCAGGGAACTCAGATCCAAAAAGAGTTTACTCTTCTCACTTCAATGAACCCAATGCAGTTGTATTTACTAGATACAATACACGTTCAGCAGATCATGTAGGAGACACGTTGTTTGTTGTGGAAGTTCAGTCAGATCCACATCAGTCTTTGGCAAAAAATTCAATGGCACATAGAGCAAATTACAAAAAGAAATTAGACGGAAATGAAAACTACTCTGATGTTATTAATCCAGACACGATGAATAGAAAAAATCCTTTTGCAAATAAAATTACAGAAAGAAATACAAAAACAGAAATTAGAGATATCAGACTAAAGATAAAACAAATTACAGACAAAGCAAACAAAGAAGCTTTGTTTAAATCTGACTTTGATGAGTTAGAAAATTTAAGAAGACAATTAAAAACAGCCGAGAACAGAAACATAAGAAGACCAGTCATGTCTACAGACGGAGCAGAACGAATAAGTAATCCAAGTGGTATGGACTCGTTCTATGATAAAGACAAAAAAGTTTATGATTATTTTCCAATGGGTAATGAAACGACCTGGACTAAGATGGCAGTTAAATCAATAGTTGATGATGCAAGAAAAAGAGGAAAAAGATATATCGCTTTAGCTCCAGCAAACTTTTATCAGATGAGAATGAAACCTGATAAACAAAAGATCGAACAGTTTTATGGATTAGGCTCTACATCAGATAACGTAGCATCAAGATCAGGTTTACCTGAAGAGTTTATGGGGGGTCCTGAGGGTATGGGTAAATTCAGAAGCTATAAGAGAAATCAAGATACAAAAGAATTAGAAGGAGGCAAGCTAGGAGGAAAAGCGGTTATGGTTAAATCTATGGAAGCTGTCGCAAAAGAACTTGGAGCAAAGGTTAAGGTCAAAAAGATTTATCATACTGATCCAAGTAAGCCTTACAAAATTATGAAAAATGGTGTACCTGATAAAGCTTTCAAAACAAAATATGATAGAGATATTTACATTGAAAAAGTGGCTGATAGAGGGGAATATAAACTAGAAGACATTTCTAATATGGATGATCCTAGAAATTTCGTTGAAAGTATAGTAATAGATTTAGGAGGAACTAGTAGAACTCAAAAAATGAAGGGGTATAAACGAGGGGGATTAGTTGAAGTGAAGAGAGAATTCTTTGCTCCATTGTTTTAATTATGTTTGACAAATTTATTTCACAATATATGAAAAAGGCTGCAGACCCACAACAAAATGTGGCAGAGCAATTATCCCAAGTTGAACAGACAGCTGGAGGAGTAGAGGGTGTTAAAAAGAAATATGAAGTTGCACTTAAAAAAGGCGGCATGGTTTGTCGTGGACAAGGCGCAGCCAGAAAAAAGAAATTTAAGGTATATTAATGTCTAGTGAAGAATTTGATTTAGAGATAGAATCTCCAGAAACAGGAAGTATCCCTGAACAAGTAGATACAGTTGTTGATGAAGACGAGAACGTCATCGCAGGTGAAGCGTTACCTGAAGTTCAACAAGAATCTTTTTACGATAACCTTGCAGATAAAATTGACGAAAGAGAATTAGCAAAAATTGGACAACAATTAGTTTCTGATTATGAACAAGATAAAAGATCAAGACAAGAATGGATTGATTCTTACATTAAAGGTTTAGATTTACTTGGATTTAAATATGAATCACCAGCAAGACCTTTCTTAGGCGCAGCCGGCGTCACGCATCCATTATTAGCAGAGTCTGCAACTCAATTCCAAGCACAAGCGATCAAAGAACTTTTACCTGCGGACGGTCCTGTTAGAACGGAAGTGGTAGGAGCTCAAACAGACGAAAAAGTAGACCAAGCAGGTCGTGTGAAAGATTTCATGAACTACATGATTATGAATAAGATGAATGAGTATACACCGGATATGGATCAAATGTTATTCATTCTACCTTTAACAGGATCTACATTTAAAAAAGTTTATTTTGATCCGGTATTAGATAGAGCATCATCTAAATTTATCAAAGCGGAAGATTTAGTGGTCAATTACAATGCAACGGATTTATCGGATGCACAAAGAATTACCCAGATTGTACAGACATCTGAAAACGATTTAAGAAAATTACAAGTATCTGGTTTTTACAGAGACATTGATTTACCAAAACCAGTTTACAAACAAGACAAAGTCCAAGAAAAAGTTTATGAACTCGAGGGTGTGTCCGCAAACGACGGAAGGGATAATGGTGGGAATTACAATTTAATAGAAGTTCATACTAACCTGGATCTGCCTGGGTACGAAGATGAAAATGGAATTAAAATTCCATATGTCGTAACTATTGATGAAGATTCAGGTCAAGTTTTATCTATCTATAGAAACTACAAAGAAAACGATCCATTAAAAACAAGAAAAGATTATTTTGTTCATTACAAGTTTTTACCAGGATTAGGCTTCTATGGATTTGGTTTAATTCACATGATTGGCGGTTTATCACGAACTGCAACAACAGCTTTAAGACAACTATTAGATGCAGGAACATTATCTAATTTACCTGCTGGGTTTAAATCTAGAGGACTTAGAATTAGAGATGATGCAGAACCTTTACAACCAGGTGAGTTTAGAGATGTAGATGCACCAGGCGGAAACATCAAAGATCAATTTCAATTTTTACCATTCAAAGGCCCTGATGCAACTTTATTTCAATTATTAAACTTCTGTGTTGAGTCAGGACGAAGATTTGCATCTATCGCAGATATGAAAGTATCGGATATGAATGCTCAATCTCCTGTAGGTACAACGATGGCGATTTTAGAACGTGGTTCTAAGGTCATGTCGGCAATTCACAAACGTTGTTACTATGCAATGAAACAAGAGTTTAAACTCTTGGCTACAATCTTTGCAGATTACTTGCCGCCAGAATATCCATACGATGTGGTAGGTGGAAATAGATTTATTAAACAAGCTGACTTTGATGACAGAGTAGATGTAATCCCAGTTGCTGATCCTGATATTTATTCTATGACACAAAGAATACAGGTCGCTCAAGCTGAATTACAATTAGCACAATCTGCTCCGCAGATGCATGATTTACATGAAGCATACAAACGTATGTATCAAGCACTTGGAGTTAAAAACATTAGTGGTATTTTAAAACCACCACCAGAACCACCAAAGCCATTAGACCCTGCTTTAGAAAACACAGCAGCTTTGCAAATGGTTATACCTAAAGCATTTCCTCAACAAGATCATAATGCACACATCAATGCTCACATGGCATTCATGACATCGCGTATGGTTCAGATTAATCCTCAAATTTATGGATTACTTCAAGGTCATTTGATGGAACACGTGTCATTACAGGTCAAACAAGAGGTATTACAGGCGTTTAATCAAGATCCAAACATGGCTCAAATGCAACAAAGCAATGAAGAAGCGTTTGCAATTGAGTTTGATAACGCTGTTGCGCAAAGAATTGCTCAAAGAATCCAAGAATTGGTCGCTTTAGAGCAACAATTTAGTGCTCAACAGAACCAAGATCCACTTTTAGCACTAAAACAACGTGAATTAGACCTAAGAGCAATGGATATTCAACGAAAAGCACAAGAAGAAGCTGAAAAAATGGACTTTGAAGCCAATAAATTCAGTGCTCAACAGACTTTACAGGAAGACAAGTTGAATTTGAACGAAGAATTAGGTAAAAAGAGATTAGAACTACAAGAAGAAAAACTAAAAAAGGAACAAGATCGTGCCCCTAAGCAAGAAAGGTAAAAAAATTATGAAATCCATGAAGGAACAGTATGGCTCCAAGAAGGGAAAGTCTGTTTTTTACGCTTCTATGAATAAAGGCGTTATCAAAGGTGTAGAAAAGAAAAAAGAAGGGGGTTCTATGAAGAAAAAACCTTACGAAAAGACAAAAGATACAACAAAACAAGAATACGAGCAAAAAAGAAAACAACTTCCATTCATGGATCAAAAAGAATTTGATTTAAGATTTGAAAATAACCCTGATTTCACAGACCCAACAATGAGTCGCGCTAAAGATGGTGGAATGATGAAAAAAAGAAGAAAATTACAAGAAGTAGAAATTGAATCCGATATTAAAAAACCACGTCCTACTTTTCCAGGTAAACCATCTGGCCCACCTCCAGTTAAAGGACCTACATCTCAAGGAATGAGAAAATATGCAAAGGGTGGATTTTTATTAACTCCACAACAAAAAATGCAATCTAAAAACGCAGAAAAAAAACTTAGAAATATTGAGCAAAGAAAACTACAAAGAGATGTAGAACAAATGCAAATGGACAGAAATCCAGCTCAAATGAAAAAAGGCGGTATTGCAAAAGGTTGTGGTAGAGTCATGAATGATAGAAGAAAGTTGACAAAGTATTATTAAACATTATATGATGCATTGCAACATATAACAAAGGATAAAACAATGTTTAAATTTGAAATCCCAACATATCAGCAAGTGAAAGAATTTTGGACTGGCTATAACACAGCAGTAAAAAAATTCTGGCAAGATTTTGCTGAAGATGTAAAAAAATCATTTGATAAATAATTATGGCTTGGTTTAATCTGATAGGTATGGCATTTAAAGCAGGTTCGCATATCTATCAGAACCGCCAGAAAACAAAAATGTTAATGTCTGACGCTCAAATGCGTCATGCAGAAAAAATGGCCAATGGAGAGGCTGAATATCAAGGAAAATTACTAGAAGCAAGGCAATCGGACTGGAAGGACGAATTCATTTTGCTTTTATTGTCGGCGCCCATCGTTTTATTAGCCTGGGCAGTCTGGTCCGAAGATCCGTCAGCCATGGACAAGATGCAACTCTTCTTCAAATACTTTTCAGAGCTTCCGTTCTGGTATCAAACCATATTTGTAGGAGTTATCGCGAGCGTGTACGGTTTGAAAGCGACAGATTTAATTAAACGTAAATAATGGATTACGATACAATACAACACATTAAGAAAAAACTTATTCAGAGAAAATTAGACAGCCTTAAAGAAAAGGTTGCAATTGGTGTTGACAATTGGGACACGTACAAGTATATAATTGGACAAATCAGATCTTTAGAAGATCTGCAGCAAGACCTAACGGACTTGTTTAAAAAACAGGAGCTAAATGACGATAATAACGCCGAAGGCGCAGGAGACTAGTAATGGAGGTCTTCTCAATGCTTATAAACCAAAGGAAGAAGTAGAAAAACTCTACTTGGATTCCAATTCCATTGACAAATCAGCCAAAGAAAAATTACCACAACCAACAGGATGGAGACTATTAGTTCTTCCATACTCTGGACCTAAAAAAACTAAAGCTGGAATTATTTATGCGGATCAAACGCATGAAAGAATTCAAATGACTACGGTCTGCGGTTTAGTTTTAAAGATGGGTCCTCTTTGCTACAAGGACAAGGAAAAATTTGAAGGACAACCTTGGTGTAAAGAAGGTGACTGGATTATCTTTGGAAGATACGCAGGAAGCCGTTTTAAAATTGATGGCGGTGAAGTGCGAATACTAAACGATGATGAGATCATCGCAACAATCAGTAATCCAGAAGATATACTGCATGCATATTAAGGAGCTAAAATATGGCAAAAGACAAATATGGTT